CGGTGTCCTTGATGGGCGCGTCTTCGTCCTTGCTCTCGTAGTAGGCCATGACAGCGGCCAGCACGAGGTAGATGCTGCGCTTTGCGTCTGGCATGCGGGGTGGCTGGGCGTTGACGGCTGTGGCGGTCTCCTGTATGATGGCGGTGATGTCTTCGCCTGACAGTTCTTTATAAGCGATTTCGGTGGCGTAGCAGTAGCCCAGGGTGACGGGCTTGCCTGCGATGGTAACTTCTTCGTGAATCATAGTTGCTTGAATTTAAGAGTATGTGGGGGCTCGGAAGTCCCCACATACATTTTACACAGTCACATACGGCCCGTATCCTTGCATCGTGGTCCTGTATGTAACACCCTGCCTATTAGGAGCATTAACTTCCAACTGTGTGATGACAGCGTGGCCTCCCACTATAGATGTGGTGATTGTGCGGTTGTTCGCACCACTCACATTGCATATCCTCCACTGGATTGGCGAGCCAGCAGCAATAACTGATTCTGTTTGGTGCAGGTCGCAGGCGGTAACAGTGGATGTAATGGTCTCGCCGCTCCGCACGAGGGCTTGGCTGGTGATGTCGTAGCTGATGCCGACGACCTCGTTAATAATCCACTGATCCATGGCCGTGTCTTTAGTGGAAGCATTTTCCACCTGCGCAGATACGTGCAACGACAGCTGTTGCGCAGCTGCTATTGGGCGATCGGGGTTGGAAGTAGCAGAGGCCGAAACAAATAGGCGCACATTCTGACCTTGGGTGAAGGCCATACTTGCTTCGTGAACGTCTATCGTTGGAGGATCATTCTGACTGATGGCTCCCGTTCCGGTGAACTGGATATTCTTCGTGGACACCTCCTGATTGTTCCAGTTGAAGGTAGCATCCGTCAGGAGGGCCTGGCCGTTACGATGCCATGCTGCGGCGTCGAAAATAATATCCTGATTGTTGACAGGCTTGGACTCGTCCCAGCGTAGAGCCAAAGGAGTACCATTCTGCATGAGGTCCAAGAGTGCAGCGACGTCGGTGACATCCATCGATTCTACTTGCGCGGTCCATGATTTTGTCGTAACGACCGGCATCTGGGCCATGCCAACAATATCCTTGTGGCTGCGATCATCCGTTGCGGCAGTCAAGTTGATGGTGCAGTTGGTTGACTGCGCTATCACGCTCCATTTGTTATTGAGATTCGCGTAGATTCTCAAATTCTGTCCTCTAAGTGTTGGCATAATTCTGTCTTTTATCGATTCTTATATAGTACAGTTGCTTGCTGTCATCATGCGCTATCGCACCGGTGATGAGGGCAAGTTCGGAATGAGAGGCTCGGAACTCCGCAACCTGGTTGAGGAGTGCGTCGAGGTCGGGGTCAGACAGGATGACAGGGAATTGGTCGCCGCCCGTCTGGGCATTGTCTGCCTCAGGCTTGTTGCCATCCTCGGAGGTGCTGATGCCCCCTGCGGCATTGTCTGCATCAGGAGTGTTCTCTGGTGTGGTGTCGACGATGGGGGATTCCAGTTGCACCTGTTCCTGTTCTTGTTCTTGTGTGGATTCTGTTGTCTTTGCCATAGTCTTATTCGTTATAGATTGTGACTTGGTACGTGAGCGATTGGTGATAGCAAGGCTTCATCCAGTCCCAGGCAAGTTGCGAAGACTGCACGCTGTCGAGGTAGGGGATGTCTTCGCCGGCCTCTGCCATGCGGTGTATCTCGGCGGCTACGGCGCGGCGACACATGCGGATGAGCTGCTTCACCTCCTTGGGGCTACGCCCGTCCACTTCGAAGCCTGCCGTCACGTGGTCTTCCTGGCCCTCCCATGTGCTGTCCTTCGTCTCGGGCTGGTTTTGCCAGCCGTCGTCGGTGACGATGATGCAAGGGAGCGGAGTGTTGTCCGGCTCGTCGGGGCCTACCTCGAAGCAGGTGGAGACGATGCGCTCGCCCACGACCTGCATGAGGTCAGCGTTCGCACGGAGAGCGTCGTAAAGGATTTCGTCGAGTTGCTTCATTTTTGCTTGCTTGGGGTTGCGATGGAATCGCAACAGACTGGACTGTTAATTGAGAAAAGCTGGCGGGCGCGTGCCCTTTGCTGTTGCATCGGAGTGCCCGCCAGCCGCTTATCAAGTAACTATGAACCTTGATTCACTGTGAGAGGATTAG